AATGCCGCCAAGTCCAGAGTCACCTAACTTACTAAGGGCGTCTGATACAGGCCCCTTGCCCTTCATGACTGAATATGCCGGAGAAAAAGTTTCAAGGAACTTTCCGACATTCGCCTTCATTACAGGTTTTTTCTTTTTCATCTTATTGCCTTTCATTTGGCTTTTCATATTGGCTCTGGATATCGTCATCTGAACCAGCCAATAAACATATGGGAAATAGAGCCTAGAACGCCCCCAACACCAATCATAACCCAGAAAGCGCCCTTCCAGCGGTTAGCCTGTGCCTTAAGGTCGGACACTTCCATATGGACGTGCCTAACCTCATCTTGAAGCTGGCCTATACGCTCCTCTAAACGAGCAAGTGTTACTTCTACTTTTTCTGCCATCAGCACTTCCACCTTTTTCTGGCTTGGCGCAGACGGCTATTGGGGTTGCTTGCGGCCTTTGGGAACTTTTTCATTTGTCCCGCCGAACGGGCGCAGAACGACTTGCGCCTCTTCGCGTCCTTGCTCCCCTTCTTGACCTTACCAGTTACAGCGGTCTTTAGCTTGCTACCCGGGTTAGCCTTGCGATAAGCGGCCACGCCCTTCTTGGTCATTCCCGCCCCAGTTTTTGTGGAGCGAAAATTGCCAGACTTTACGGACGTTTTTATTGGCGTCTCTTTTTTTCGCGGCACCGCAACCTCCTATTTATAAAAGAAGGTTGCGCTAGTTATGTTTGTATATGTCGCGTGTATATCCGTTTCAAACAGAACGCCCTCATCAGGAATGCGAAGGTCGCCAGTTGAAGTGGAGTGAAAGTCCAGAGTGATTTTAGAGGTGCCAGACGCACCACCGTCTCTGAGGACAATCTTCCCCGTTGAGCCTGCCGAATGGTAATGAATCGCAACAAGCCGCCTGCGACCACTCGCAACAGTTCCTGTAGCGGTGACATAACTTACGTTTACATCAGAACCTGACATGACAGCCTCCTATTAAGCGGTTGCTGTTGCGCCAGTGTCTACACGAATCCAGTTAGAACCGTCAGAGAACACGAGGTTGCCAGTACCGTTACCAGCAGTCTCAGATGCTTTCAGAGCGTCAGAGCAGAAGATAATACGGCCAGTGTTGGCAGTAGCTGTGGGGAGGTTGGCAAATGCGATGCCAGTAGAGGTGAAGCCGTTGTTAGAAATAATCGGCCCCGAAAAGGTTGTATTAGCCATGAGGAACTCCTTGTCTTGGCTAGTGTCAGCCGCCCTATGCGACTGTCAAGGTTCCTAGACATTATAACAAAAGAAAGGGCGACCCGGAAGCCGCCCTTTCGCCCAAGTACGAAGACAAGGGGGATGTCACTAAGCGCCCGGCGAAGCGTACATGCCAAGTGGGTCAGACACGCCGAAGCTGTAACGCTCACGGGCCTTGTAGCGGACGTTGCCAGTATCGAAGTCGCCATCCATAGATGTAGACATTGCAGTACGGACAAAGTGCTTCATGCCGTTAGGAACATCGGTTGTCAGGAAGAAGGCATCGTTATCTGTCAAGTAGTGGTTGACACGATATCCTTCTGGAATCGAACCGTTGCTCCGCAGAGCGTTGATGTCGTTATCGGCAGTGCCAACACGCAGGTCAGTCTGGAGCAAGCGAGTTGCAACAAACATCAGTGCGGGCGGAACGATGAGCTTGCGTGGGCGAGCCGCAATCAGCAGGCCGCGCTCGTCAACGAATGCGGCGATGTTGATAACAGCATCTTCCAGTGAAGTCTCGTTCAGGTCAGCGTTAACTGCCGGACGGTTGGCGTTGTTACCGCCCTGCACAGTTGGGTGTGCAGTGTTAAACAGAGTAACACCGTCACCAGACTGGAAGGTGGTAAAGCCGTTGTTCAGCAGAGCGGCGGCTTTTACCTGCTTGGTATAAGCCATTGCCCGTGCCAGAGCTTTGGTGTAGCGAGCAGAAAGCGCGTCATAGAGGTTGTCCTCCATAGCTTCTTCTGTCACTGAGAAGCCCATTGCCACGGTTTCGTGGTTATAACGGGCGGTGAAGGATTCCTGCGCGTTGTCGTAGGAAATCGCTGAACCTTCCGGCTTGACCGGAGCGGCTCCAAAACCACTCAATTTCACTTCTTCTTCAAAGCTACGTTCTGAGGTTTCGGTTTCATAGATTTCAGCATGCTCGTTTTCGTACTTACCGTACTCCATACCGAACAGTGCATTAAGACCCGGAAGCAGTTCCTTCAGGAGTTGTGCGCGTGAAATAGCCATCAGTTACACTCCTTATGCAGAACCAGTGGTTGATGTGTGCTGGTGGTAATTAAACTTACACACCAGAATAGGGTACGAAGTGCCTTTCTCATCACCTGCGTCACCGCCCAAGTAATCAATCACACGGATTGGGTTCTCAGGGTCAGTGTCAAGCTCAGAGATATCCAGAGCAACACGGCTGATTTTTAGGTCAGTGTTTGGTGCTGTCTGAATGAGCAAGCAGTTCTTACCATAGATGTCGCCAGTGTTAGCTGGAGCGCCATCTGCCTGAATGGCAAACAACACATTCGGGTCATCTACAACAAACGCCATTGCATCAGATGCAACAGTGCTTGCAGGCCAAAGCTGAGAGAAAACTTTCTGCTTTGTGTTAGGGTCAGTGTATGAACAACCCATGAAGATACCTACCATATCAATCGCGGTTGTGTCATCACCTGTAGCGGACTGCTTTTCAATCGTGGTCGCGGTGCCACCATCTACCAGTTGCACAATATCGCCCATTGCGATGTTGGTGCCATAAGCAGATTCGATTGGATACTGGCGGAAAACTTCCAGAGAACCAGAGTCCAGACGACCGATTGGGCGCAGACCGAAGGGAGCGGCTACTGAAGACATATCATCTCTCCTTCAAATCAAGCCATTAACATAACGGTAAGCGCCAAAAGTTCTATGTAACTTTCGTTACTTACCAAACGAGGTTTTCGTAGACCGTTCTGGTTGAAGAACAGGCATACGAGGGTCTGATTGACGTAGATAGTTGTTATCTACTGATTCAATCTGTTTTGCGTTCATCTCATCGTGAGCATCACGGCGAGATTCCACATATTCGGTTGAGTTCTCGCAAAGTAGCAATCCTCCAACCTCAACATTACCTTCAAATCGAGAGTCGATATCAGGCAACACTTGTAATTCAGGATGGTCTTCTGCCTTTACAGGGGTCCAACCCTCACGAAACTTAGACGACACATTGGTGTTATCTGCATTACCCAAAGTAGATGTGCGGACCCAGCGGTATTCAACACCATCGCGGGGTTCGGGGGTAGGCAACATGGTCGGTCTGGACCAGCTTTTCTTCCGAGTTGCGGTTTCACGAGACTCGTTAGAGCGTGGGGTTCTGTTAGACATTCGATGCCTCCTTCAAGAGTTGCGCCGCATATTGTTCTGCCGTGAGGCCAAGGCGCTTGGCGAGAGCGACTTGTGTTGAGGTTAATTGCACTCTGCGTGGTTTTTTTGCACTCCGACTAGCGGGGGCAACCACGGAACCAGTTTGGCGAACAGGTGCATCCTCAATAGTCTGCTCACCGAACTTGTCTGGGAAGCGCTGACGCATTGAATCGTCAATCGCTTTATAATAATCATCCGCCTGTGTCTGGGGGTTGATGCCGCTCTTTACGAGCCTTTCATGCACCCCAAAGGCGTAACCTGTCATTTCTGAGTCTTCGCCAAACCAAGAGTTCTGTGCCGCCCATTGTTTCGTGCGGACATCCGGCTCCTGAACTTTTGGCGCAGTCGGCGGAACTTGAACTTGCTGTTCCGTCTGCTTTTTGGGCTTGTAAGACTCAACCCTAAATTTTTCATTTTGAAGAGACGACAGCTTTTCTTGTGCCTCTAGGAGTCTATCAGGGTCGCCAATCTCGTAGGCGTCTTTATATTCCTTTTTGGCCTGCTCCAACTGCGCCTCAACGCGAGTTTTTGCCTGCTGTACCAGAACGCCCTCACCCTCTTCTAGGGTCTTTTTGAGCTTCTGATTCTCTTCGTATACCTTTTGGGCATACTTAACCGCTTCATCTTGAAGCCTTGAGGCCTCTTCTTTCCGGCGGCGCTCTTCATGATACTCAAACTTCAGTTGCTTAATGCGCTTTTGCACATTGTCACTGTAGTTTGCAATCTCATCATCCTCTGGAATCTGAGCGTCTGCATCTTCAGCGCGGCGCGGCTTGTTGCGGTCTTCTTCTGGGGTGTCATCAACGATATCGACTTCAAATTCGCCGTTATCCTCGAAATCTACCTCAGTACCCTCATCTAATTTTTCGGCTGTGTTCGTACTCATGCTCTTGTGTATCCCCTTGGGTCATCGACAACTGCTTCCACAGTGTCATCGTTGATAAGACGAAACTCCTGTTTTTCAATCTTAAACCGTGTGCCGGAGTAGGAGCGAAAAATCACAAAGTCACCTTCTTTGCAATACGGGCCGTTAGGGAACTTGTCTTTATCCCCATATGCGTCTGGGCCTGCTTTAACAACGAACCCAATAACTGACGCGGTTTGTTCCGCTTGCTTCAAAGCATCTGGCATGTAAATGCCGGAATCTGTCTTCTCTTTAACCTCAAGTGGTTTTATCAAGAGTTTGTACCCAGAAGGCTCTGGGATTCTATTTGCAACCGCTTGGTTGACTTCTTTTTCAGCAGAATACATCTGTTTTCCTTGCAGTGATTTAGGTTCACAGTACCTTGCAGGTTATCCCTGAAAGTCTCCACAAATTCAAATATACACCTTCGGATTGGCTCCTACTAGTCCTCCTCAAGCCTTTTTTCCAAATCAAGTATATCACGCTCAATTAAGGCTAATGCCTCAACCTTGCCAACAAGACGGATATATTCTTCGTGGTTTTGACACCCGCCGCCAGCCATGTGGTCGGCTATGTCATTCATGTACGCACGAATTTTATCCCTTATCATCTCTAGCATTACTTATCTCCTCTGCAATATCTTGGCCCAGCTCGATTCCATATTTCATGTCCTCGCGCTGACCTTCATAACGAGTCTTGGACAAATCTGCACCAATCCTCGCACCTTCACGCCGCTCTTCAGAATCAATACGCTCTTCTTGAACGGCAATATTAGCGGCGGCTTTCTCCATATCTGCTTGTAGTTTAGCCATATCAAGCTGTTGCTTGTGCTGGAACTCTGCCTCTTTAAGCGCAATCTCGCGCTGTTGAATTTGAGTAAGCGGGTCTTGCTGTTGTTGCATGGCCTGCTGTTGTGCAATTTCAGCTTGGTCTTTACGGAGAAGTTTGCCAGCCGCCTCAGAAGCAAGGCGAGAGATTTCAATCTCAACGTCCTCTGGAAGAGGCTTGCTTTCGTCAGGCATAGATACGCCGAGGTTCTTCTCAATCTCTTTACGATACTGGAACGCAACGTGTTCAGTGATATGCGCCGCCATAGCCGCTTGGATTGCGCCAGCAAATGGCGACTGACCAATAATCTCTTGGAGTTTGGGGTCTTGCGCGGCGGCAATGTGTACCTGAATATGTGCCTCGTGGTCCTGATACTTGAACGCCTTCACAGGCTCCTGCTTGAGGATTGCCATGTTTTCCGTCACAGGGTCGCTTGGCTTGATGTCTTCTGGAAGTTTTACAATTTGGTCTACGTCTTTGATTCCAAGCACTTCGAGCATCTGACGGTGGAGCTTACCCATGTCGTAGAGATTCGGCGCTTGTTGAGCCAACTGCATAGCCGCTTGATATTGCACGACTCTTTGCGACATGGTCGCGGCGTTTGGGTCGGAAACTGGAATAATATCAACCCTATCATCGAAATCCTCCTGACGGTTGAAGTCCCCTTCCAACTGGTAAACGTATTCCGGCCCCATGTAATCTTTAATAATTTTGCCAAGAATGCGTAGTTCTTTTTTGAGCGCGGCGTGAAGGCGGGCCTGAACACCAGACATAACCTTCATTGAGCGTTCCATCAACGCGAGCGTAGTTCCGACCGGAGCTTGCGGGTTGAGGTTTCCAACTTGAACATCAGCAACGGAGCCAATCCTTCTCCCCTCATCCACAATGTTTCCGAGAAGTTGGTATAGTACCGATGATGGCTCCTTGTAAGGAAGGAATGCAATCGAATCCCGAATTGCACCCCCCGGCACGTCCACATCGCGGAACTCGCCCGGCATGAGAGGCGAATCGTCACCTTTAATACGAAGGCCGCGAGCTTTAAGACCAGCGGGGAGATTAGACAATGTACCCGCATCAATAAGTTGGCGCAGAATACTTGTGGCACTCTTAGCAAGACCACCAATAAGATGAATAAGACCCGTTCCATAGAACCCAAGGCCCGGTAAGTACCGATAGTGAACAAAGTGTTGTCTTTTACGCTTTTTAATATCGTCCTCATACCAGTTCCTCCTAATCGAAAGGATTGTCAGGCTGGACTTGTCAATCGTTACAACGTAAGGACGCGCCAGTCCGTCTGGGTCTTCAAACGGCTCAGGCATGTTAAGGTCAACGTGCATTTCAAGGATTGTGTGCCTGTCATCGTCTTCGATAACGGCAGTCTCGCCATCAATCTCGTCATACTTTTCCTGAATGTCAGAGTAATCTGGCTCTGGGTCAGGCAGGTCTACATCAAGGTAAAAGCCATTTACCTGAAGCTCCATGATTTCATTGGAGGTCTTCTTCATGATGTGAGTGTAGCGTGGTGCAGTCGCTAGGTCAGAAGCGCCATATGACACCACAAAATCTTCAGCAGGAACGAACATCGCACATGGGCGTTCCATGATTGGGTCATAGTAGACCTTTTTGAAAGATGAGCCAGCCAAAGGAAGGCGGAAGAGCATTTGCTCTGTCTCGTCACGGTACTCAGTCATCTCCTCAGTTAGGAGATAGTTCATTTCTGTCTCAACACGAAGTGCCTGTTCCATTTTCTCAGGGTCGCGCTTACCCATAACCTTTGTGCGTACTGGGCCAGATGCTGGAAAAATTTCCCCCATAGCCTGCGCCTGAAAACGAACAACAGCTTCAGTGAGGACGGGGTGGAACACGCCTGCCGCGCCAGCCCAAGGCTGTGTACGCT